CCCCGACCTTACTCTCAGCCATGCACTCCTGAATCACGCCATCGTCACCGCCGACAACGCAATTCAGCTCGGACACCACCTGCTCTACCATGGTCTTGACCACCGGATGGCCAAGCCAGGTTCCGCTGGCCCACTCCTCTTCCGCAAACCTCAACTCAGTCTGCAACAAGAGAACGCGGAGTTTCGCCACTTTCGCGATGATGTAATTGACGAGGGTGTTAAGCCACCCCGTCTGCCTGGACCCACTGATGTTGCAACCCGTGGTCTCACCCCAAATGGGCTTACCACCGGGCGACGTGGCATATAAGCCGACAGAATGTTCCATCGTCAGACGCAGTCTGAGCTCCTCCAACTCCTCCTCAGACGCACCCCCTTCAAAGATGCCGAGAGTCACAGGATCAGAAATCTCCGTCCGGATCTGAATGGAAATTAAGTCGTCCATGGTGCTGTAATCTGACTCAGCCACCTTGCCATGGGCCTCCACATACAAGTCGCGAAGTAACTCGGCTCGCTCTCTGGGCCCAAGCCCGACTGCCCAACCGGGCAGCCGCAGCTTGGCGAGCCTCTCGCAAACCGTTATGGCACGAGCGAGGAATACGGTGTGCTCCGTGTTGCAGGTGCTGATCCCGCGGGCCTTAACCTTATCCAAGGTCTCGCCTTTTGCGGACATGGTAACCTTCACCTTAGGGCTACCAGAATGACCAACATCCCACAACATGTTGTTACGGGCGACCTGCAGTTTGCGACTCTGCATCTCGCGCACCTCATCCTCACCGAGCAAGTTCCACAACTGGCCACCCTTAAGCCGCTGTACAACGACTTCCCGAACCGCACGAATCATGTGCAACGTGGTACTGTCCGAAGACAGCACCATGCGGTTGCGGCGGTCGAGCTTGCCCTTGACCGTCACATATAGGTCAATCTCGGGGTTGCCACTGGCAACCGCTGGGGCAACAGGGCATGGGACCGAGCGGTGCTCTTTTACCACCCGCACCTCCTCGGCTACGACAACAGGTATGAACGTGTTGGAAAAGAAGGGCGCATGGGCCACAGACAACGCGGCCGACAACATGGTGAAGTTCATCATGTCATTCGGCAGTCCGAAGGCTGCCGCATGCGTCTGCATAAAATATGCAGGGAGGTGTGGAACACCATTCTTCGTGTCCGCCACCGCACGTGCGCGAAGGGCGCACCACGAGTCGTGGGTCAGCTCAATGCAAGACCCATCAACAACCTCCTTCCAACGGAGCGATACAGTCGCTTTCGCCCCTGGGGTGCTGGACAAGCAACCGACTACCTCGTAGCCGGGCCGTCCCCACACCTCAACGCCCTTACTGCGGGAGACGCGCGGCCAGTCGAAACCGGCGAGCATCCCCAAGCCGTGGAGGACCCATCCACCTACCTTGAATTTGGCGGTGGGGCACAAAACCACGATGCCACGCATCGGGTCTGTGGTACTTGCTACATGCACCGTATTGTACAGAGTAGCGGAAAACGGTCCGGATAAGATAAAATCGTCG